CTCCGTCGTTATGTATCGAGGCGTATGGCAGCGTCGTGCCGATCACCACATAGCCCGGTCCCGGCTTGTAGCCTATCGACCCATACAGCCGGTTCCTCCTCGACAGCAGCGGGCCGTAGTTCGCAGCCGCGCCCTTGCCGCCCGTCTGCTGCCTTCGCGTCGCGGGCCACGATCGCAGACCGCCGTTCATGAACCCCGACAGCCGGAAGTTCTCCCGGAAATGGGCCTTCGCCAGCGCCCCCACCTTGATGGGCAGCACTCGGTTCACCAGCCTGTTTATCTCGGCAGGTCGCGTCCGCAGCAGATCTATGAATTCCTGATCGGTCATGACTGACGGTCGTATTGGTCGGGGGATAGCTCGCAGAACAGGCACTCGGCAGTCGCCATCCTGACGTCCTGCCGTTCACTCAGCTTCATGAACCGCTTCGCGCCCTGGTTCGCCTCGCTGTAGGTGCAGAGTGTGCCGGAGTCGAGCCTTGCCTCGCCCTCCAGCGTCGTATGCCGCGTCGCGTACTGCGAGTACAGAGTCCCTATCAGCAGTTCCTCCACCTGTGCCCTGCGCCCTGCGCGGGTCATCTGCTCGATCTGTGTCAGCCCTCGCCAGTAGGCACCGCGTGCCATCGCCACGCCGCCCTCGTCCGTGCCGCAGATGGTCTGCAGTTCCAGATCCTCGCGTGCATCGCCGTTCACCACCGCCTTGTATTCCACATCATCCGTGTCCAGCTCGTTGTCATACGCCTGCGCCTTCCGTACCTCCACCTGCGGGAGCTTCATCAGGCACCACAGTGTCTTGCTGAGCCACAGCCCGTTCGTGTCGGGGCTCTGCTGGGCTTCGAGGTTCTCATTGCCGTCGGCGATGATCCACCCATCGCTCATCACCTCGATCGTAAGCACTCCTCCGCTCAAAGCGTCTGATGGCAAGGGGAGCCATTGGCCAGTACCGAGAGACTTCAGCGTGGTCGAGATGCTGCCGGTGTGCGGGTTGATGGCCGGGCGGTTGGGCTGCCATCCCAGTACGCCCGTCTGCTCGGCGCGGTCCGACGGGTCGTACCAGCACAGGTAGCCGTGTGTCGCGCTGTCCGACCACCGCCCGAGGGTCGATTCGAGCGTCTTGCGCGGGAAGTTCCCTATCGATGCCTTGATGACATCGATGTTGGTCCAAGTGTAGGTCGTCTGGCTGCCTTCCGGCCGGAACTTGATGCGCACGGGCACATAGACGAAGTTGCCCCTCGCTTTCCACCGGTCGCTCCATTCCTTGCAGGGCAGATTGTTGTAGAAGTTCGTGATGCCGCTGTTGCTCGGGTAGATGTTCTCTGCCTCCTCAAACGGGTTCAAGCGGCAGTCCATCAGCATCTCCAGCGTGATGCAGAGACGCAGGTTTGTCTGGTTAACGGGAGGCAGGTCGATGTCGCGGCTCTTCCACAGTATGTCGCCCACGCTGCTCGCCCATCCTCCCTTCACCCAGCCGGGGCCATGCATGACCAGGTTGGACGATCCGGCCTGAGCGGACAGATCGACACCCGGCCAGCGGATGGCGATGCCCTGGCTGTCGTCGCCGTCCTCCTGTGCGGCAATCTTGAAGAATCGCGCTCGCAAGTCCACCAGCGTGGCGTTCTTGCCCTCGTCGCTCGTCCACAGCGTGAAGCCGCAGTCCGCTTCATCAGCCCAGTCGGACGGGTCGGCACTGTGGTGATAGGAGTAGATGATGCAGCCATTTTCCATCTCACCGCCGTCGCCTTCGTGGTCGAAGTTCATCTCGTTCCTGTCCACCCCCTTCACAAAGCATTCCTCCTCTCCAAGGTTCCCGTCCTTCACATACGGGCTCCACGTCACCTTCACGTTGTTATATACGCGGTCGGCACCCATCGTCTGGCTGTCGCCGCTCCACTCGATCTGCCGTGGCGTGGCGTTGGTGTAGAGCCCGTTGAGGTCGAATACATACACCTTTCCCGCACGCTGGATGAGCTTGAAGCCCAACGGCTGCAGCACGCCCTCGACCACTTCCTTCAGCGTACATGGGTCACCGTCCTCGTCGAAGAAGTTGTCGGCGACCACGACGATCGCATCGAGGTTGGCGCAAGTCTGCTCGTTTGCAAAGTGAAGCGACGAGTAGGTGGGGATGATGGGATAGTCGGGTGCACTGGTGGGAAGGTAGTCGAAGTTATAGTTGAGGTTGCAGCGGGTCAGTGCATTGGTCACCAGGCGCAGCACTGAGTGCTTCTCGTCGAGTGTCTTAAACTTCAGTCTGTCGAGTATCCCGAAGTCCGAGAACGTCAGTGTCACGGGGTAGTTCCGCGCCCGTTCGTACGGCTCCTCGTAGAACTCCGGATCCAGCGTCCCCGACCAGTACAGCTGCCAGCTCGACGCGCCACGCGCCTTGCGGCTCACGTCCATCCTGATGTTCCCTGGTGCGATGGTGTAGAGGTCCTCGTACGTCCTGTCGCCCGGGCTCTCAATTCGGATGGTGGCCTCCGACGAGCAGATCACCTCCTCCTTCGCCGTCTCCTTCCACTCGATCACCAGCGGCTCGTCGGCCTCGAACGTCAGTTCGCCCACCGATCCGCTGTATCCTTCCTGCAGTATATCTACCTGCCAGGCCGTGCCGTCGATCGCCAGCAGCTGGCCTCTATATCGTAAGTTGAGTAAGTTCGGCATTTTTTTCGTTTTTTTGTGTGCCTGTGCCGTTCATCAGCGGCCACCTGAGCACTTTTTTGGGGAAATATGCAAATTTTTCGTGAAAAAATTTGGTGGAGTGGGGAAAAGTTCGTATATTTGCAGCGGTTTAGATTGGGTGTCTCACACTCCTTCTTAACCTTGGATAGCGTCAGGTGTTAATCATCTGGCGCTTTGTTGTTGCCATAGATCAAACACTTGTTTTTCCATACCACTATGATTGTCCTTTCGTGCTTGCTCTGCCTCAAAAAGTTTGTAACTGACGAATGGATGGTTTCCCTCTTAATGAATGAAGGTATTTCGAGGATGATATTGTCTGCCTGTTTCTTGGCCTCCTTAATCCTGTTTTGAATAGCGTTCTCATACTTTCCCTTGTCACCACTTTTCTTAATGCGCAGCAAGGATTTCCCTTCAAACAACTTTCCGCCAATCATGAAGTCGGTATTCTTCCCGTTTGGCACTCCCTGCGGTAAGTATTGCGCACGTAAATGCTCGGCATTAGGCAAATCGGGATGTATTCTCGGGAGTAGATATATATCAGTTTTTAACTTGCTATACAAGAACTCTGCTAATCTGAGGTTGTTCGCGACTTCGTTTGCCCCATGTAGCGGATGGCAATAGACCTGCGTGTCGCCTTGTCGAATATACTCTTCCACTTTGGGAGGAGTGGGATGAGACTCCGATTTCGGCAAGGCAGATCTGAGAAATGTGCATCCGTTGCACCTTCCCTGGGCATTCCGGAACTGCGTCTCCTGCCCTCCCTGATAGAACGCGCACTGCGCACACGTCTGGGGGAAATAAGGGTGTGACTGTGCAAACAGTTCGCCCGTCTTTCCTGGGTTCTCGTTCAGCCCCGCCTGCGGCCCGTTGCCGCGCAGCTCGTAACCTTTGGGGATGGCTGTGGGCTTTTCGTCGGTGGCTTCGAGGGAGCACTTGCAGTTCCAGCGGTCGCCTGGGCGGTGCTGGTCCCAGAACGGGTCGTGGATGGGACGTATGATGTTCCAGAACACCTGATGATCGGCACCGGGATGGACCGATGTGGAGGGCACCCAACGGAGGTTGGGGAAGACGTCGGCCTCGGCCTCGAACTGCTGCCACTCGGCTGCCTGCTGGGCGCGGAGCACAGCTGTGCTGTATTCGGTCTCAAGCCACGGGCCGACCTGATGGGAGGCGATGGGAGCGGCAAGCTCGCGCCATTCTCTGAAGCTTCGGAGGTTTCCCTGGTCATCATAGAGGAGCCGCGCCATGTCCTGCTGCATACGGTGGACCTTGAAGGCCGAGAAGACCTCGGCACTGTGGGCAAGGCTCGCTGAAAGGCCCGTGTCCAGTGGCAGCCGTCCTTGGCTGCCTTCGCCCATCCCCGTTTCCACGGCTCCCTCCAGCACATCGCGCACAGCCTGGTACATCCCCGACTCGATCCAGCGCCCCGTAGGGTTCTTTTGCTCGTAGATGCGGCGCAGGTGGTGCTCGATCACCTTGGTCGAGACGGTGACGGTGCCCTGGACTCCAGCGTCCCGAATGCCATACAGCCTATCGACTACCAGTCTAAATCCTGGGCCCCTACTCGAGGGGCTTTGACGAAAAAACCCGTGCCCCTGTTCTTCGCCGTAAGCAGCGGTTCAGCCGCTGCCTTTGCCCGATCTTCCGTTCCCGCCGCAGCCGTATTTGGCTGCACTTCCTCCCCACTGGGAAGTCCTCCGGGCTTTTCCACTCCGTACGTCTCGTATATGACATCCGCATCAACCGGAAGCCCGAAATCGACCACGACAGCGCGGAGGGCCTGCTGTCGCTCTTGGGCGGTGGTCTTCTCGGTCTCGGCATAGACGAACTCGCCACCACGGGTATCGACACCCAGTGAAGCAAAGATCTCGGTCATGTCGTAATTGAGGACGTTGAGGATCATCTGGCGATCCTGCTTGAAAAGGGCATCCTCTTCTTCCGAATGGACGGTGCCGAGGGCCTGTGTGCCCGTCTCGCTTGCCTCGGTGGTGAGGGTGTTGCCGAGGATGGCCTTCGAGATCTCGGCGTTGCATCGCTCGATGCGCGAGGCGTAGAGGTCGGAGGATGCGGCAGCCGATCCGCTCTCGATGAGCTCCAGGCTGGTGCCCGTGGGGCAGAAGAAGACGGCTGCACCACCCTGTTCGTTTGCCGATTGAACGGCATTCGAAAGGGCATCGGGGTCGGCGGCATCGTAGGTATATTTGCGGACGGGCATGCCGAAGAGCTCGGAGAACTGCGCCCAGTCGCCTGCGGACTGTCGCTTCCAGATGACCCAAGGGCAGAGCGAGAGGTAACGACCAAGGTCTTCCTTGTCGCGGATGAGCAGCAGGCCCTGGAACTCGTCGAACGGGATGCCCTGCAGGTCGGACTGGCGTGCCATGATCTGACGGTCGATGAGGTTGACGTGCTTGCGCGGGATGAGGTCGTAGTTGATCCATCCGTGCTCATCACGGTAGAACTGGACGAGGGTGAAGCCCCAGAGACGCGAATCGAGGGCATCCTCCAGGAAACGGAGGAACCAGGGCGAGCGCAGCTGCTCATTGACGGCATCGACGGGGACACCGTCGCGCCTGAACTCCACGGGCGAAGCCAGGACACCCGAGCGGCGCTTCTGCACCACGGCCTGGACGTGCGAGTCGGTGGCGATGTCGGCATAGATGTCGTAGAGGGCGGCTCGGCGCGAGTAGTCGATGCTGTCGGCACTGTGCACGGCACGGATGTAGTCGTCGATACCCACGCCGAAGCGGCGTGTCTGGGTGAGCGTGATGGTCGTGCCCGGCTTGGTGATGTTGTTGCCAACGGTGATGAGGCGAGGGGCCTTCTGTTTGCCGGTATTGCTCCCTGCGCCCCTCATTGCTTTGATTAGCCTCGATAGTATTTCTTTCGGTTTCATCATGTTTTTATATTAAGTGTCCCTGTCGCAGCCGTACATGGCTGCTATCAGTGTCTCCGTCGCAGCCAAGTTTGGCTGCATCCCCCTCGATCCCCCTACAGGTGGTTCTGGCGCTTGGGGTTCGATGCCCACTGCATGGGGGCAGCGCCTGCAGTCTCCTCGGGGCTCAGGGTCGGTGCGCCGTCTATGGCAATCTGCATCTTCGCCACCTGATGGAGCCACTCGATGGCACGGTTGTAGCGGTCCTGACGGATCTGCGACATCTTCTGTGGGTTGTGGATCGAGAAGAGGTGATAGACGGCGATGTCGATGGCCATCATGAGGATGAGGGGATGGCGGTCGGAACCCTGGGCACTGAAAATGGCGTCGCAGTCGTAGCGCCCGCTCATGTACGAGCGCATCTCGCTCACGGCACGGTCCTCGCAGATCTCAAGCAGCGAGGCATCCGATCGTGTCACCGAGTCGAGGATGTCACGATGCACGGTGGCATCGTAGTCTTCTATTGCAATAAAGTTGTTCATAGTCGTTGTCACCGCCATCTATGGCGGCTTTCTTTGTCCTTGCTGCCGCCGTTATTGGCGGCATTTTTTGTGTCCTTGTAGCAGCCGTTCTTGGCGGCATCTCTACAGCCGCCCCTTCGTAGAGCGCCTTCGGGGAATGGTGCGCACGGGCTGTAGCTGCTGACCCTTCTTGCGCAGGATGCGGTAGCCGCCTTCGATGCAGTCTGGGCCGTCGGCGGGGAAGGTGAGGGCGGTTGAGAACATGCGGAACTGCTCGTCGAGGCGCTGCATGTGCGGGTCGTTCATCTCGTCCTGGTTGAGGATGAGGTGCCCTTCGCGGTTCAGGGGTTCGAGGTTGGCTTCGATACGCGCGGCCTTGCCGGTCTTCTTTTCCTCGTCGGGGGTGATGAAGAGGTTGGTGCCGCGTTCGCGGCGTGCCTTGGCGAGGAGGGGCTTGAACACCTGCTGGAAGAACGGATCCTGCAGCTTGTTGTTCTCCATGTAGGCATAGACGGGCACATCGGCGCCACCATGTTCGGCAGCCCACTGCAGCAGGGCGAAGTGCCAGCCGATGAAGGTCGAGTTCAGCTCGTGGTCGAGGAAGACCTTCAGGACATACACGTCCGAGGCAATCATGCCCATGAGGGCAGCTGTCTTGGTGGAGCTCTGCGTCCCCTTGTGTTCGCCTGGCGCGGGGTCGGAATAGATGACCAGGAAGGGGAACTTCGTGAGCTTCGGGATGGGGCCGTACTTCAGATCCTGGAATACCTCGCCCGGACGGATAGGGTTGTTATAGTACTCGGTCTGCTGTGCGGCGGTCGAGATCTTCGAGAGTGTGGCGTCGATCTTCTCTTCGGTGTTCTTCGCGGGCCATGTCGATCGGCCCTGGCGGTCGCGGATGTTGACGATGTCCCAATGGTCGGCACGGGCACCGGCACGGGTGATGCAGCAGTCCTTGGCGATGATGTTGCCGCAGAAGATGATGAGCGTGGGCGTCGAGGGGTCGCGTGTACCATATAGAGCCTTTTCCCACCACTCCCACATCTGATCGACGATCCTCGGATTGCGTACCGAGGCATCGGTATCGTAGTCATCGACGAGCAGCACGTCGGGACGGACAGCGCCGTTGCGCGAGCCTCGCGGGGCATTGCCTGCGCCGATGGCACGGAAGGAGCACGAGTTCTGGATGCCCTTGGTGGTGAACTCATCATCGGTCCAGGAACCTGGGTTGACCAGGTCGCCGTAGAAGGCACGCAGTCGGCCGTTCCTCTCGAACTGCTGGCGGTAGGGTGCGAGCAGACGCTTGGCATCGTCCTGCGTGGCCGAGGCAAGCATGACGTTGTGCTTCTTGCCGGTGACGGCGAGATACAGTACGATGAACATCACGCAGGTCGATTTGGCGAGCGATCGCGCCCAGCTGAGCACCTCGAAGTGCTCGGGCGACGAGATGCACCGCAGGATGGCGCGGCGCTGGAAGGGTGCGAAGTCGTACTGGGCGTATTCGGGGAAGAAGTACTCGATCCACTCGATGGGGTGCGCTTCGAGATGGCGGCGCTTGCGCTCGATCTCGGCTGCGGTCAGGTTCACCTCGACGGGCACGGCACGCAGCGAACCGTCGCGGTATTGCTCCCACGAGCGCAGGGCTTCACGTTCTTTCTGTGTCATACGTTCTCTTTGATGAAGCCATCCCAGAGGCGGGTGAACTGCTTCGAGAGCTCGAGGTCGATGGGGCGGAGGTAGTCGAGGAACCGGATGCCGACCGAGATGATGTCGGCAAGGCCGGTCTCGGTCTCCAGCTTCTTGATGGCGTTGGCGATCTTGGTGATGGTGTCGGCCTCGGCGGGCGTGGCGAAGTTCTCGCCCTGGGGACGCGAGGCGATGGTGTCGTTCAGTGCGGCAATCTGCCGCTGAAGGGCTGCTATCTGCTGCTCGCGAGTGAGGGTGAGCGAAGCCTTCTGCAGCTCCCACTGCTCGTCCTTCATCCAGCGCGACAGCGACTGGCGCGAGATGCCCACGCGTTCGGCTATCTCCTGCTGCGTGAGGTTCTCCTTAATATATAGCGTGCGCGCGAAGTCACGCTTCTGCTGGGTGGTCAGTTCTGCCATGTTTCTTTCGTGTCGTTTTTCTTGCTGTTCTTGTCTTTGTCGCAGCCATGTTTGGCTGCATATATAGTTTTTAAAAGTTTCTCTTTTAAAAACCTCTGCGCTGCATCCCTGCTGGACAGAGGGGGCAAAATTACTGAAAGTTTTTATCGACCTTGCGGCCAAAAGATGCTATCTATTTCGATGCAAAGATAGGGCATTT